CCATCGGTGTAGCTAATGGATGTCACAGAAACCAATGGGGCAATCGGGAAGAAAATAGCATCTTGGTGGGGGAACTGATCCACCTGATAGGTCCAGCTGGCATTGATCATTTGCCGGTTGGTCAAATGCTCAACAACATTGGTTGCCCTGGTCACCAGGCTGGCAATCAGGGTATCTTCATCGGAATGGTCAATGCGCAACCAGGCTTTGGCATCGGACGTTGCAACCACCGCTGCTGATGGTGCCGTGGTTTGTTTCAGGCCAAAATTATGTTGATCCATGCTGCCCCTTTTGGTGATTATTCGGAATCAAAAAAAATGGGCACCGTTTGGTGCCCTGTGTGGTTGGGGTTGTTTTGGGTTCAGCCGACCTTACCCAGAACCTGCTGGGTGAACCAATGGTTGAAACCTTCATCCGTTCCGTTGATTTCAATCCACACAGCTCTACGCTCCTCATATTGTTTCATCAGCTCCCGAATCAGGTTTTGAATTTCATTCTCGGTCATTTCAGATTTCCTTCCAGGCCCATCATTGGGCACATGGACAATTTAGCCGTGCCAAATGTAGGTTGCAACCCTCTTGGCCTAATTTTCCACATTTTTTTCAGGGCAAGAAAAAAAGTTGATTTTCTCACCAGTAGGCTTGACAGCCCTTTGGGCGTTGCCTAAATTTGGTCATGGCAATTCTGCCGATTTGAGGAAATCAACAATGAACACTTCTGCTTCCCACCCCGCTCTGACCGATCTCTGCCTCCTGATCCGTGACCGCCGTTTGGGCAAATGGTTTGCCACAAAACCATCTGAAATCCGTTGCTATGAAAGGGCGTATGGATTTTCTTGCACGCTTGATTTCAAAGGTACGGTTGGCACCGCACAGGTTCATGTCAGAATCCGCACCAATGATGATGGAACGCATGATGTGCTTTTTCAGGGCAGGGGTTCAGAACGCTTGGTGGTTTGTGTTCCAGAATCCCACCCAAACTTCCACTGTGGGTTTGACAACATTGATGATGCACCCGCATTCAATTTTTATGATGAGTGGGCTGGATGAAACCAACACCACCCAAAACAAAAAGAGGCCACCCAAATGGGTGGCCCTTTTTTTTGATTGTCAATCCTGGAATCAGGATCAGGCCAGGGTAATGACCTTACAGGCTGCCGTGTTCAACAACTCACCGTCATTGAACGCAATGCCACGCACACCAACTTGGCCATTGGCCGCAAACAGCTCATCCAAACGGCTGAATTCAAAGCCGCCGAAATCAACAATTTGATAGTAGCTGGTATCACCAAACAGGATTGGCTTCTTGCCAGTGGTCATTACGTCCACGTTGTCAGACTCATATACCGGCTTGCCCAACAGGGTGTCAGGAGCTGCACCCAAACCTGGGGTCCACAGGTAATTCAATGAACCGCTGCTGGTCACTGGGTTTTTGAGCTGGCGGATTGCCTTGGCTGCCTCTGGGGAAACAATCCAGTTGGCAGTTGGTGCCATACGGTAATCCACAGCAACGCTGTAGTACAGGTCAATGATTTCATCACCAGTCACAGCAGTAGCGCTGGCAGCAGTCACACCAGATGTGGCATTGTCAAAGATGCCGCGTGGCGCGTTGCTGTTGTCACCAGTCAAGAATGCTGCCAATTCAGCACTGGCAAATGAACGTGCAAAGCTGGATGCAATGTAGGCTTCCAGCTGGGCAGCGCTGAACGTGCCGGTGTAATTCAACAGCTCTTCAGAAACCTTCATGATCCGGCCCAAACGGACAGGGTTCATGGTCACTTGGCCAAAGCTGTGATCAGACTCAGAGATGGAACCACCTTCAGCCCCGTATGCCGCTGAACCAATGCTGGATTCAGTTGCAAATGCGGTTTTCTGGCTGACTTGGGTCACCGTGCCGATTTGCCGCATGAAGTTTGCTTCCTCACGCAATTGGCTGATCTGTTGGCTCACAGCAGTGGTGGCCAGGTTGCCACCAGCACCAGCTGAACCAATGGACAATGCACGCTGTTCAGCGCCATTCATTGGCTCACCACACAAACGCTTCATGAATGCTGTCCGGTATTCTTCTGACTCAGTGGTGATTTCACCACGGTGTTCAGCTTCTTCAACCTTCACAACAACATCAGCCATTTCAGCTTCACGTTGGGCGGTTTGCTCTTCCAGCTTGATACGGCTTTCAATTGAGCGTACTTCAGATTCCATGCCTTCAAATGATTCCATTTGATCGGCTGACAATGCGGATGCGTCTTTGTTGGCATCCAAAATTTCACGCTGCTTTGCAATCAGGGCAGCGCGCTTTTCCTTCAGGGAATTGATGTTCACGGTATTTTTCCTTTTGAAACGTGAAACAAAAAAACAGGTTTCAGCGCACCACCATCAACAGACAATGGCACCTGTAGCGTTGGAAACCGGATGGCCAGCTGGCCCCACTGCCCGTTGGCAGATTCCCAAAACATAAAAGGCTGAATCAGGTTGCCCCAACCCAGCCCAGGAGGGTTGTTCTTTTATTCGGCAACCCCATCTGAAATCCGCAGATACAGCCGCAACATTTCAGGTTTGGGTGTATCCCGCCGCATTGCTTCACGCTTCAAACCACGCACAGCCACGGTTGTGTCCTCATAGGCAGGGAAGCTGACCACGGAAACGTCAAACAAATCCAGGTCACGGATTTCCCGCACCGTCTTCCCGTCACGCTCTTCCCAGTTGTCATCCCGCACCACAAACCCAAAACTCATGGCATCCAGGTCACCACGCCGGATTGATTCAAGAGTGTCCTGGCCAACGGTTGTGTGGGGAATGTCAATCTCAGTCCGCAGCCCGTGTTCATCTTGGGACAAACGCAGGGTGCCGGATTTGGTCCGGCCCAGAATCATCTTGGGGTCATGGTCAACCAGCGCCCGTACATCATGCTGTTCATCAATTGCCCTGGTAAATGCACCTGGTTTGATGTACTCAACAAAATCACCCAGGTCACGGCTCTCTGAATCAAACACGCTGGCATAGCCCACAATGGTGTCAGCTGTGTCACCCGATTCCAGTTTGACTTCCTGGTGGGCACGCCGTTCCAATTTCTCTGATGGTGCTGATCGGCTGTACCCCCCACCGCCGCCGCCACCAGTCACAGACTCATATGCCGCATGGGTGGAACATGGCATGAACACGGTTTCCCCGTCAACCTCCATTGTGTGGGTGCCGTCACACCCCAGGGCATCAGCCCGTGCCATTGCTTCATCCTCAGTGGTGTATTGATCCACACCAACACGTTCCCGTTTTTCATCACTCATACGTTCATCCTTGCTTGATTCTGGGTGCCCGCTGGGCAACAAATCTAGGTCATGCTTGCCCCGTCTGAACTTCAGATTGGCCAGGGCATACAGAAATGAATTCACCCGTGCATAGGCCCATGCTTCTGCATTGGGGATGCTTGGGCGCACTGAACTGGGCTGGGTTTTGTATGCCCCAACACCACGTTCAAACACCTTTTCCAACATGGACATGGTGGCCCGCTTCCTGGCATCATCCCCATGTTCATCATTGTGTTCTTCCAGCTTGCGTTCCAATGCAACCTTGACGTTGCCGGTCACCTGCCGCTGTTCTTCTGATCCATCACCCAGGTCCGCCACCAGGTCCAAATCCACCACCGGCACACCAACCTGCCTGTCTGTTTCAATCAGGTCATCATTCATTTCCACAAACACTGTGATGATTGCTACTGGCCCAACATCATCAGTGTCCATGGATTCTGCACCAAACTCAGCAATGCCGGATGTCACAACCTCATCCACCACGCCGGTGTATATGCCTTTTTCAGCCCGCCACCTGACAAACAAACCTGGTTCAACATCTGCCAGGTCAGCCCGTGTTTCACGCCGTTCCTTCAATTCATCCAGCACGGCTTTCATTCTGGATTCACCCAGCACACCAACCGTGCCCCATTTCACTTGGGCAACAATCCCAGCAACATTGGACAGGTTTGGCCCCAGGTCAGCATCCTGGAATTGTTTGCCATCTTCAAAATGTCTGGCGCTCCAGGCTTCACGTTCCTTGATCCATGCCAACACGGCTGGGGAACTCACACCACGTTCTGCCCGCTTCCAAATCTCAAACGCTTCATT